GTGGAGGGCATGGGTGGTCCTTCGCTGAAACTTGATCAATATTACGCGTCGGGCATAGGGCATAATGCTTGCCAATTCAGCCTCTAGCCCGTCACCCATCACTCAACGGTAGAGAGCGAGACCTAAAAAGAAAATCTTCGCAAAATAACCCGCCAAAGGCGAATGCGCGCAACATACCGGAGATGCACTTCTTGGGTGTGGATCTGAGGAGGCAGAATTGCAGTTTGCGCCTCAAAGAAACCTGCCCCTGGAGCCCAGAAACTTAGAGCGATGCAATACTGCAAAGATCCGTAATCACCTTCTAGGCTCCCAAGAACTCCAGTAAATACCTCTGAGAACTTGGTGCGCTCCCCCGGAGCCAGAATCGTCATTCGATCCCTCAAGCTCCATTCTCTACCACTTGTCCGAACAAGTGCCAGAATTTGATTGGGCAAGTCATCCCAATTGCTTGTGCAACGCAGAGCCTTTGCCACATCAGGCGACGCCGACTGGTAAGCGACAATATTGCTGATATAAACCGCTCTGTTCCCAATGTTGAGTAATTCAAAATCTGATGACAATTCAAAGGTTGGACCATCGACATTCAACTCGGCTGAGCCGTCAGGGTTTATGGTGCGCGCGTGGGTCTGGAGCGCCGCGATGGCATATTCTGGCCGAAAGGCATAGTAGGCAGTCGCCAAAGATACCAGTAACGCCACCACAGCCAGAGCGTCGCTTAGGGTCACTCGCAGTCTTCGTGGGGATCCCTTCATCATGCTATTTCCGCTCTTGTTGGGCATCCGATCATCACCATCCAAGTCTCCTTCAGGCGCTCCAGTTGCCGTACCCTATTGTGTAGACGCAGTTGGAAACGAACGTCTAGCCTTTTTTCGCGCAGTGGTCAGGGCGATTTCCGTCGAACCCAGTTCGCCACAATCAACCCCGGCAGCGCGTCATGTGCCCGCGCGGTTTCCCGGTCGAGGTCCAGCCGCTTCGGCAGCTTGACCTGCGGCACCAGCAGGAAGATCGGCACAGTGGTCAGGCCGCGTCCCGTTTTGGATCGCGAGGCCACCGCACGGCCACCCTTGTTCAGCCGCCCCTCGGCGACCAGAAGGCTCGGGCCGGAGCGGCGGTAGACGAAGCGCAGGCGCAGACCTGTTCTGCGTTCCCATTCGACCGGGGTGATCCGGCCGCCGCGGCGGGATTTGCCGGCGGCTGCCGTTGGGATCGTCAGCCAGAAGCCATTGCGCGAGCGGATCAGCGGCCCGGTATCATGGGCGCTGACGATGTCGGGCGCTTTCGACCAGACCAGCGCGGCTGCGTTCAGGCTGGGCTGACCTCTCGGATACTGCTCTCTTCGGATCGTGCGCGCCAGCCGCGTGCCCAGCCCCGCGCCGGTGATCTGCGCGCGCCATGCGGTCTTGAGGCTGGTCCCGGCCTCGCGCGTGGCGGCCGTGACGGCCTTTTCGCCCGCCCTGATTTCCGCCGCCATCACGGTGGCCAGATCGGGGGTGATGTCGAGTTTGAGCTTCATGGGGGTCACGCAGGCCGCAGGTCAATGGTCCAGATGAGCCGTTCACGGTCGCGCACCGGCTCGCCCTGAATGAGAAACGCCTCGCCATCCATCTCGACACGGTCGCCGGGGCGCGGTTGCACCACCTCGGCCACGCGCAGATCGATGCGTGTGGTTTCCGACCAGATGCGCGCCTCGCCGAAGCTGGAGACGTCATCCGCGCGGCGGGTGACCACGCGGATCAGGACGGGCGAACCCGCGTCCGCAATGTAGACCGCATCACGGGCGATGTTGGGATCGCCGAAGAGCGTATCGATGGCGAGGGCGAAGATCGACATGGCCTTACCGGTCAGTTCGAGCTGTGCAGGCGGATCGCCAGCCGCGGACGTTTGTTGACCGGCAGGATCGAGCTTTCCGTCATCAGGTCGATCCAGCGGCCCTTGGCGTCGATCATCTGGCGGGCATAGAGCGGCAGGCCGACGGTGTTGGCGGTCTCCAGCAGGTTGGCCGGCCCGCCATAGGAGGTGAAGGTGTCGAAGGTGCCAAGCGGGAACGCGATGCCCTCGCCCGCGGGGATCAGCCGCTCCGATGTGCCGTTCGACAGCGTGACCGAGCCGTTGTATTCCTCGAAGAGGATCCCCGCGAAGGGGAAAGCGCGGCGCATGTCCTCACGCAGCGGCTGGCCGCCGGTGGCCGAGTAGAACTTGTAGGCATCTTCGGTCTTGGGGTGGCTGATCAGCTTGTCGAAGAATTGCGAGCTGACCAGCGCGTGGGCGGTGGTCATGGTCTCGCCCAGCAGGTTGTCCTCGATCCCGCGCAGGGTCTCGCGGACCTTGCCCTGGATATTGGTGCCGGCCGTGCCGAACACGAAGTCGACGGAGATCCGGGTGAGCCCAAACTCGGTGAAGTAGTCGTAGAGCGTGGTGCCCGCACCGTCCTTCACGATACCGCGCAGCGCGTTCATCTCCATGTATTCGCGGGTCTGGGCATGCTTGCGGCGCATGAGCGTGAGCTTGCGGTTCATCACCTCGACCAGCGGATCCGCGGCGTCAGAGACGCCTAAGCTGGGCATGCCCTGGATGTCGGCGGGCAGGATCACGTCGTCATGCGGGATCCACGGCAGGGCAAAGCTGCGCATCGAGCGCTGCTCGCGGGTGCCGACGGTCGCGGGCGCGCCGAGCGGGACCGAGGGCAGCAGGCTGAGGACGCCCTCGCGCTGCTCGATCACGATGGAGCGTTGCGTGACGCCTTCGAAACGAAAGAGGCCGATCTGGCCGAGGCGGGTGTAGAGGTTGGGCAGGATGTTGATGGCCTGCGTCATCTCGGCGAGCGAATAGCCGCCCGCGTCGAAGGGGTTGCGGGTGAGGGTCATGGAGATCTCCGGGGAATGTGGGGAACGAACAGAGGGTCACTGCCCTGTCAGGCGGTATCGCGGGCGATGATTCCGAGGGCGGCCAGTTGGCTGATCTTGGTGGCGATCTTGGTCGCGTCATCGACGGTCCCGTCGTAAGCGAGTGCCGCGCGCGACACGATCGCGGGGCCGCGCACCAGCACCACCCCGACGGCATCGCCGGGCGTGGCATCGACCGCATAGAGCAGCACGGCTCCGGCGGTCTGTGCGCCGTCCGTGCCGCCGGAGGTGGCGAGCTTGTACTTGCCGCTGGCGGTGATGCGGCCGAGCACTGACCCGACCGGGTAGGCCATTCCGGCGAGCAGCGGGACGGTCTCGCGGGTGTAGTTCGGGTTGACCTCGTATTTGAGGACATCGCCCATCGTGGGCGGTTGGGTCAGAACGGGCATGTCGGGGATCCTTCAGGGCCATGAAACAAGGGAAATCCCCTGCCGGAGTGGTGCGGCGGGGGATCGGTCGGGCATTGGTTTGTCGGGAGGTCGCTCCAGGCGCAGCTTGGGCGTCAGGTGCGTTTGCCCGCGGCTGCGTCCCGCTTTGCCGCCGCGATGAGCGGGCTTTCCGTCGCCTGTGGCAGGACCGGCGACGGCGGCGCCGCCACGACGTCGCGGGCATCGGCAGCGGCACTGGCGCGTTGGAGCACGAGGCTGCGCAGGGCCTCGGGGGTTGTCCCTTCGCGCAGGGCTTTCGCGGCGTCGATAGCGATGCCGAGGCGGCCCGCCTGAGCGGCGATCTCGGTGATCTCCGCCGCCTCCTGGCGCAGCTGCGCCGAGAGCTCGGCCAGGTTGCCGGGGTGAGTTGCAGCCGGCGTGGTGGTGGCTGATGCTTCGGGGGCAACTGGCGCGGCGGGCGGTGCCGGACTCTCCGAAGCAGGCGCTGCGGGCATCCTGGCGGCCGTCGCATCATGATGTTCAGCGCTGACCGAGCCATCGGCCGGGACATTCGAAGCGGCATCCTTCGGGTCCTGCGCATCCGTGGTGATCTCCTGCGCGGTGTCATCATTGTCGCTCTTTTGGGCCATGGCGGTCTCCTTTCGGGTGGTGGTTTGGGGGCTAGATCGGGATGGTCGAGCCATGTGCACGCGCGGACGCGGCAGCGTGTTCGCGGGGGCGACATGCGCGCGAAAGCCGGCAAAGCCGCGCGCGAGATCGGTGACCTCGTCGGCCAGCCCCGCCGCGGCAGCATCGGTCCCGCGATAGATCGCGGCCTCGGTCGCCAGGGCGGCGTCCTGGCTCAGGCGCCCGGCGCGACCCGCGGCGACGGTCTCGGCGAAGAGAAACCGCAGCACGTCGATCTCGCGCTGAATATCGTCGCGGACCGCGTCGGGCAGTGGCGCGTAGGGATTGCCGTCGACCTTGTGGGATCCCGCATGGATCAACGTCACACGCACGCCGTCCCGGTCGAGCTGTCCGCTCAGATCGGCATGCATGACGACGACTCCGATACTGCCGACCGCGCCGGTGCGCGGCAGCAGGATACGGCTCGCCTGGCTTGCCAGCGCGTAGCCCGCCGAGAAGGCGTGTTCCGCCACAAAGGCCCAGACCGGCTTGTCGCGGCGCAACGCGCGGATGCGGTCTGCCAGATCGAAGACCCCGGCCACCTCGCCGCCGAAGCTGTCGATCTCCAGCGCCACGCCCCGCACGGATGGATCGCTGGCAGCGGCCTCGATCTGCGCGGCGATCCCCTCATAGCTGGTCTGGCCCGAAGACTCCCCGATCCAGCCACCGCGGTGGATCAACACGCCGGAGATTTCGATCACGGCGATGCCGTCGATCACCGGATAGGGCGCGTCGCCATGCTGGCGCAGGCGCTCATTCAGGTTGCCAGCGATGATGCTGGCACGGGCTGGCGGGGCCGTCGCGCCCTCCAGTCCATCCTCGTTCGCAATTTCCACCTGCCGCCCGAGAATGCGCGGCCCGAGGCCTGACATGAACGCCATGGCCTTGGACGGCTCAACCAGCAGCGGGGTGTTGAAGGCGCGCGCGGCAATACGGGCGTGAAGCATCAGGGCTGGTCCTCGTCTGTGCGCAGGCGTGTATCCGCGTTGTCGTCATCGTCGTCGGCGTCGTCGGTCGGGATTCCGTCTTGATCATCCCCCTCAACCGGCACGTCCGCGGCGCCCTGCGCGCCCTGTGCGGGCGATCCCGGGCGGCGGAAGTCGAGGCCCAGTGCGCGCTCGCGGGCATGTTCCGCGGCGATCTCGCGGTCGACCTGTTCGGCATCAAAGCCGCGCTCGGCGATGGCCTGCGTGCGGGATTTGAGCCCCGCCTCGATCTGGGCGATCTCGGCATTGGCGTCTTTCAGGGGGTCGACCCAGTCCCACTTTGTGGGCAGCCAGTCGGCGATCAGCAGCCGGGACCGATTGGTCTCGTAGTTCGGAAGATCCAGCGCCCCCGACAGCACAGCCGCATCCATCCAGCGCGCATAGACGGGACGGCACAGCTGGTAGACCATCACCGAGTGCTGCCAGGCCGAGACACGGCGGCGGAACTCGATCAGCGCAAGCCGCGAGTTGGAGAAGTTGCCCTTCACCATGTCATTGGCCAGATACGGATAGGGGATGCCCAGCGCGGCCGAGATCTGCAGCAGCGTCCGATACTGGAAGGGCTCGTAGGTGGCACCGCTATCGGCGGGCTGGCCCACGGTGACATCCTCGCCCGGATCGAGCCGTACCACCTGGCCGGGGCTTATCTCGACACCGCCCGGGTCGTCGTCGTCGCCGGGCGGGACCAGCGGGTTCTCCGGCGCCGGCGATGTGACAAACATCGCATACATCGCCGCGACCTTTTTCCGGTCGAGTTCGGCATCGTCATACTGATCGAGCAGGAAAAGCTTCACGATGGCCGGCGCCAGCTTCGACACGCCGCGCAGCTGACCGCCCTCGACCGGGTCGATCACATGGATAACCTCGGAAGCCGGAACCCGGACGACTTCACCGGCAAGGCCCGGCTCCGTGCTGTCGCCGGGATGACGGCGCAGGAAGTGATAGGCGACGCGACGCCCGATCCGGTCGAACTCGATGCCCTGACGGATTGCATTCCCATTCGCCGCATTGCCGCTCTGTTCCAGCGGCAGCATCTCGGCGGGCAGCATCTGCAGCTGCAGCGGCACGCTCAGCCCGTCGCCTGTGCGCCGCGGCCGGATCCTGAAGAACACCTCTCCCGCGATGAACACCTCGCGCGCCGCGCGGCGCTGCAGCCCGTAGAAGTCGGTCAGCCCCTCGGCATCGGCCTCATCGGTCCAGCCGAGCCACAGCCGCTGCAGCTCTTCCTTGCGGGCGGGATCTGCGATCTTCGAGATCGGCTTGATCCCGTCGCCCGCCGTATTGGCCGCCCAGCTTTCCACCGCGTTCACCGCATAGCCATTGTTGCGCACCAGCCAGCGCGCGCGCGCCGTGATGTCCGGACCCGATGCCGCGATCAGCGCGTTGACATGCGCGCGGGTCGCGCGGAACCCGCGCAGACGCCTGTGGTGCTGGCCCGCGTCGAACCCGCCGATGAAGGCGCCGAGGCGTTGCCGCCAGTTCATCGCGGTCATCACAGGTCCTTCGCGGCATGGGGGCGGAGGATGCGGCGGCCGGTGCGGTCCAGCGACGCGATCCGCCTTTCGATATCCGCGATCGCGGCCGCCAGTTCCGCGTCCGATCCATAAGTGACGGTCTTGCCGTCATAGCTGACGCTGCGCGTGCCGCTGTAGCGCGCGGTCAGCAACGCGCCGTGGTGGCGTTTGAGATCGTCGAGGGTCATGCTCATTCCATGTACTTTGGCGTGCTCACCCGCCAGCCCCGCCGCCGGGGTGTGGTCACGCGCCCCGCTTGCGGCTCGGTGGGTGTGTCGGGTGCCGCGTCCGGCTCGGGGGCGGCGGTCTCCACCCCGGCCTGTTTCTCGAGGCTCTGCCACATCCGCGCATCGAACCGGTCCGCGCCGAGGATCCACGCTGCGGCCCTTGCATAGATGCGGGTGTCCAGCGCCTCGTTGCGCTCGCGCATCTTCTGCCATTCCTGCCGGGCATAGCCGCGCTTGTTGCGGATCGTGACCAGCTGCTCGGCGACCAGCTGCTTGAGCCATTCGCTGTCGGCCCAGTCCGGCAGGTGGATCGTGCCGGCCGCATGGGGCGCACCGCTGGCACGCGCCTCATCGGATGGCCGCTCCAGCCGGAGATACCGATAGGTCTCGGCCTTGAAGGTGGCGGTGGCCACGCTCCAGAGCCGCGCCCCGCGCTTGAGCTTGCGCCCGTTTACCGTGGCATCGACGAAGGTCGGGCCCGAGACCGGCGTCGCCCGGTTGAAGC